CGTTAGCGACACAGAATTAACATTAGCCAATTTCGCTAAAGTAGCTACTTCAGCTGTTGCTTTCCAAGTGTCTATCGCTTCTGAATATGTTGGTCAATTTACTTCTGCTCCAGGCACATCTAACTACGCTAAATCTAAAAACGTTGTTGGCGCAAAAGACGAAATCCATATTTTAATTATCGATAAAAACGGCGCATTTACCGGCGTTAAAGGTGCTACATTAGAAAAGTATTCGTTCTTGTCTAAAGCTTCTGATGCTCGTTATGATGATGGTTCTTCTAGCTTCTATAAAACTGTATTAAACAACTCATCTAAATACGTTTACTGGTTAGACGCGCCAACAGATGTTTCTGTATCTGGTTTAGAATGGAATACCCAACTTGCTGATGTTAATATTCCTACTTCTGTATTCAAATCATTAACCAAACCACTTTACATTGAATTGAAAGGCGGTACTGATGCTGATGCTGTAACTGATGGCGAAAAAATCTTGGCGTTAGATTTGTTATCTAACAAAGACATTTATAATTTTGCTTTCATTACTTTAGGTAAAGCATCTGCAACTGTAGCTTCTCATGCTATTGCTCTAGCTGAAACGAGAAAAGACGTAATCGTATTCATTTCTCCTGAAGATTCAATTACAGGCGAATTCATTAAAGGTACTGGTTCTGATGCTGTTGATAGAATCTTAGAATATCGCAATCAATTACCATCAACTTCTTATGGCTTATTAGATTCTGGTGCTAAATACCAATATGATGCTTATAATGATAAACGTCGTTGGATCGCATTAAACGGGGATATCGCTGGTCTTGCGGCTATTACTCCCGAACCATGGGATTCAAATGGCGGGTTCAATAACGGTCAAATTAAAAATGTTATTAAATTAGCGTTTAACCCAACTAAAGCTGATCGCGATAATTTATATCCTAAAGGCGTTAATCCAGTTGTTACCTTTAAAGGTCAAGGAACTGTATTGTTCGGCGATAAAACTTTACTAGATCGTCCAAGCGCATTTGATAGAATTGGGGTTCGCAGATTATTCATTTTACTTGAAAAATCAATTGAGAAGTCTGCTCAATATCAATTGTTCGCTATCAATGATGATGTAACAAGAGCTCAATTCAAAAACTTAATTGAACCGTTCTTGAGAGATATCAAGGGTAGACGTGGTATTAATGATTTCCAAATCATTTGTGACGCTACTAATAATACGCCTAATGTGGTCGAAACTAACAACTTCGTTGCGGATATTTACATCCGCCCAAATTATTCTATCAACTTCATCACATTGAACTTTATCGCAACTCGTCAATCAGTAGCATTTACAACTACAGGAGCATAATATGGCAGCTACAATTCAAAATTTTAAAGCCGCTCTTGGTTCAGGCGGTGCTAGACCCAATCAATTCAAAGTAATTATTCCTGGTCTTGACACAAACAAAATGTTATTGGCTTCTGGCGCTTCTTTGCCTGGATTCAGCGTTGGTACTGTTCCTGTTCCTTATCGCGGAAAAGTCGTTAATTTTGCTGGAGAAAAAACGTTCCAACCTTGGACTGTTACATTCCAAAACGATAACGAATTCAGCAACAGAGAATACTTCGAAAGATGGAATTATAATATTTCTAACAACGATACAATCGGCGGCAGACTTACCGATTATTTCCAAGATATATCTGTATTCCAATTAGATAGAAATTCTGATATTAATTTCTTAAGAAGATACGATTTCAAAAACGCATTTCCTACTGAAGTCAGTGAAATTGCTTTAGATTACGCTCAAGGCGATTCTATTGAAACGTTCTCTGTGACATTCACATACGATTATTTCACGTTTAAAGATGGCGCTAGACCTACAATTATACCTTCTAGCGATCTAGGAAATTAATTTTAACTTTATTTGGAATAACATAGATTATGGCTGGAATATTCGGATTCACTATCAACGGTAAAAAAGAAGATAAATCTAAAAAGAAAATCGAATCTATTGTTCCTCCATCTAATGACGACGGCTCGATCATAAGCGCATATTCCGCTTATGGTCTAGCCTTAGATCTTGATGGCGTAATTAAAGATGAGAATCAATTAATTCGACAATATAGAATTGCTTCTGATTATCCTGATTGTTCTTCTGCTATTGATGATATTACTAATGAAGCAATTACATTTGATGGTATTAAATCTCCTGTCTCTATTAACCTTGATGGACTCAAATACTCTGAATCTATCAAGAATAAAATTAGAGAGGAATTCAATACCATATTAAATATACTTGACTTCAATAAAAAAGGTTACGATTATTTTAGACAATGGTATATTGATGGGAGAATGTTCTTTCATATCGTTGTTGATAAGGATAACATAAAAAACGGAATAACAGAATTACGGTATATCGATCCCAGAAAAATCCGAAAAATTAAAGAAGTAAAAAAAGCCAGAGATATTAATGGGAATAATATTAATATTGATGGCGATTCTTATTACCTTTATAATGATAAAGGATTCACTTCAACTACCAATCAAGGAGTTAAGTTATCCACGGATTCTGTAATCTATATTAATTCTGGG